AATAATTACAGTACAATATTTTGAGGAAACTCACAATGATAAAGGAGGCATATCATTAAGATTTCCAACAGTTAAAATAGTACATGGGGATAAAAGAGAAGTATAATTAAAAATTAATAAAATGGCAGTAATAAAACAAACAAAAAAGAAAAAAGAATATGTTGAAAATCATGATATATTAGTAACACATGGTGAAGAAGCATTAACTTTTAGAAAAGATGATCCTAGAACACAAGAATATCTTGACAAGAAAAAAGAAGATAATTTAAAACAATTAAAAGAAGAAGGAAGTGTGAATTTATGGGCAGGAATCTGTTTAAGTAATGAGCGTCAAGATAAAGAAGGGTGGGATGAATATAAAGATCGTTTAAAAACTAATAAAAATTTATGGAAGATTTATAAAAAACTAGGAAATGAAGAAGCTAAAAAACAATTTCCTCATGGGTTTGCATACGCCGTGTATTATGATATGCAAAAACATTATGAAAAAACACATGATGAAAAAGATCAACAATTTACAGCTACAGTAGATGGACCAGATGGGAAACAAGAAAATATACCAGTAATAATTAAAAATAATAAAAAATAAATATATGAGTGAAAATCAAATTACCCAAGAAGAAGCACAAGCTAACCATGACGCATGGTGGGATAGCTTAACAAATGAAGATAAGGAAAGACTATATAACGAAATGGTTCAATCCGAAGTAACATATTATGAAGGTAAACTTACCGAAAATAAGTCATAATATTATGGGGGATTAGCTCAGCTGGCTAGAGCGCCTGCCTTGCACGCAGGAGGTCATCGGTTCGACTCCGATATTCTCCACACCTTTATTGTACTCATCTAAGTTGATTAAAATCGCTTGGATGGGTATTTTTTTGTATTTATATTAACCTAATCCATTCTATAAAAATGAAAATTAAGAATATGTATAATAAAATGATTGATATGACTAACATATTCGGGTTATTCTTACCGGGAGAGGAATTGGATGGGGGGAATACTAGTGAAACCTTAAATGAATTACGTGAAAAGCCAATATTTCATATAGGAATGTATAAAAAACTTGTAATTAATCATATAAATTTTAATACTAAAGTACTTAATTTTTTCAAAAATTCAAACCAAGAATTTGATATTCATGATATTAAAGAAGCTGGAGAGTACGTTGTATTTAATAGAGCTTGGAGTTATATATCCAACGTAGACATTAAAGATAAAGGTTATATTGACGCCATTAAACATTATTCTGACGATCAACTCCACACGTCTCTTGATATGGGAATTGAATTCTTTCAAAAAGATGAATTGTATGAAAGGTGTGCATTTTTACTTAAAATAAAGAAAAAATCAATAAAACTTCAAAAATAGCTTGGATACCACAAAATTTATTGGTATCTTCAATATACGGGATTTAAGGAAATTAGGATAGAGAGATGGAGAAATAAAGGATATAAGGATAAGGGGTATAAGGGTACCCGACATTAATATAAATATAAATAATAAAATTATGGCATTACGCAACCCAGAAACTGTTTCACGTCTATTAGACAGATTAACAGGACAATGTAAAAATCTAAAACTAATGGTAAAATCTCAACAACCAGTTGATGATTTCATTAGAAAAATAAATGAAACAGAAGAAATAATCGATCAGTTAACTTCTACTTTAGAAAGAGAAGGATCACCATTAAGAAATGGATAAAAATAAATAAAAGTTATGAGCATATCAGCAGAAAAAATATCATCAAATTGGGAAATATTTCAAGGATATATTAATAAGTATATTACTGGAGATAGAAAGGATCAATTATTAGAATTCTATAATCAACATCAGGACGAATTAGTACTTATGCCTGCTTCGCATAAGACAGCGTATCATAACGCATTCCCAGGTGGATACATTGACCACGTTAATCGCGTGATTGAATGCGCTATTCAACTACATAGTGTGTGGGAAAAAATGGGAGCAGATACTACTACATATACTATAGAAGAATTAGTATTTGCTGCTATTAATCATGATTTAGGTAAAATGGGAGATGGTGTTGAATATTCTCATATACCCTCGAAAGATGAATGGAGAAAGAAAAATATGGGTGAAATGTATCAATTTAATAAAAAAATTGCTTATATGTCAGTTCCAGATAGATCATTATTTTTATTATCCCAAGCAGGTATTAAACTAACATATAATGAGCATTTAGCTATTAAGTTACATGATGGTTTATATGATCCAGCTAATGAGCCATATTTTAAAAGTTACATGGTTGAAACAAAACCTAGAACATCTTTAATTTATATAGTACACCATGCAGATATGATGGCGGCAAGAATCGAATTTGAAAAAGAATGGCTTCCTTCATTAAAAAATGGATTGGATAAGCCAAAAAATAATTATACATTGAAGTCAAATAAAAAAACAACCACTAAGTCTAAAGCATTAGGTACAATTAAAAGTGAAGGACTTAAAAATTTATTTGACAATTTATGATAACAACAATAATAATACTAGCAATAATAGTCGTGGTTTTAGGATTTACGACTATTAATCTACTACGTAAAAATGAAAAACAAGAAGATATTCTATTAGGATATCTTAAATATTTAGATAACATATCTAGAGTAATCGAGGTTTCGGATGACAAAATTAAAAAAACAGACATTAAGGGTTCATTTGAAGGTGATGATGAAATAGGACATTTCTTTAAAACAATTAAACAAATACAAGAAGTTCTTAATGATTTTAATATTAAAAAAATCTAAGAATAAATGGATCACATAATTGAGAAGAATAAAAGAGAGAGAAAGGGAAGAGTATATTTTTCAAAAGAAACAGAAGCAGCTATAGTAAAATATAATAGTTTAGATTCTGTTGAAGACGCTGATAAGAGAAGTGATATATATCAAGATCACATTCATTATCCTTTCTTTAAACTTACTCAAAATATAATCCATACCTTTAAATTTTATTATACAGAAGTTGAAAATTTAGAGCATCTCCAACATGAATTAATAACATTTTTATTATCAAAAATTCATTTATTTAACCCCGAAAATGGAGCTAAAGCGTATTCATATTTTGGGACTATAGTAAAAAGATGGTTAATAGTATATAATACTAAAAATTATGGTAAAAAAATACAAAATATTCAAATAAACGATTTAGCTAACTATTCAAATTTAGATTCAACAGACCCAGGATTTATTTCATCTCAAAAAATGGATGAAAGTGTTGATAAAGTTATAGAGGGAGCATTTGAAGGAGATGAATTATCAAACCAAGGATACAAATATGAAGACAAATTATCTATTTTTATAGATAAATATGTTATAGAATGTACCGAAAGAATATATGAAATTTTCCCTAAAGGAAATGATGCTAAAATTGCTGATGCTATATTAGAACTATTTAGAAAAAGAGATGCTATTGATGTTTTTAATAAAAAAGCACTTTACATTTATATTAGAGAAATGATTGATGTTAAGACTCCAAAAATTACCAAAATAGCAAATGTTTTATATGGTATATTTAAGAAAAAATATTTATTTTATTTAGAACAAGGATACTACCCTACCTCAAAGATTTAATTTTCTTATATTTATAACCAAAAACTATGAGCCAATTAGAGTCAATTGTATTTGGGGATAAAAAATTTTCGGACATTTTGGAAGAAATATATAATAACCAAAAGAAAAAATCAGAACAGGTAACAGCTTTAATATCAGAATTAAAGCCATTAGTACAAGAAATAGGTGATGCAACCCTTATAGTACCACTAATAAAAGAGTATATGGAGATCGGTGTGAAAAACGATGATGCTTTAATTAAAATGGCTACTATTATACAAAGAGTAGTTAATAATTCTAATGAAGATGGAGGGTTAGGGATAACAGATGATGAAAAAGATGCATTATTAGCTGAAATGGAAAAGATACAATCTACTAAAGACAAAGAATAATGCCTAGAACACTTTTTGGATTCATAGCAAATGCGGCAGCAAAAGCAGTCAAATCAGATGTAGCAGGAATATTTTCTGCTAGAGTAACATATGCTATGCTTGAAGGTAAAACCCAACCAACAGTTTTCCAACAGTTTGGGGAATATGCTTCATTAGGTGGAGTATTCTTTACATCATTAAATGAACCAAGTGCAAATCCATCATTTACAACAGATAATTTTGCTCTTCCTTTATTTCCAAACATGTCTAACGTTCCTTTAGAGAATGAAATTATATATGTTATAAATCTACCTAATAATAATGTACAAGCAAATGTTAATAGTGTTGGATTTTATTACTTCCAACCTGTTAATTTATGGAATAGTTCTCACCATAATGCCATACCAGATCCTATTAATGGTAATGATATAGGTGGAGCACAAACTGGTGACTATCAACAGGTAGGAGCAGGAACTGTAAGAAGAGTCTCAGATGGTGGAACAGAAATTCCATTAGGAGATACTTTTGATGAGAGGTTAAATATACGAAATATGCAACCTTATGAAGGAGATATAATATATGAAGGGAGATGGGGCCAATCTATGAGATTTGGTTCTACAGTATCTGGTAGTATTATTCCTAATCCTTGGTCTAGCACGGGTATAGATGGAGATCCAATAATTATGTTAAAGAATGGACAACATGAAGAACAAACAGAACCTTGGGTACCACAAGTAGAAGATGTTAATACAGATGGTTCTAGTGTTTATTTATCATCAACCCAAATAATCCCATTAGAACCATCATCAAGAGATTATAAATCATATTTTCAACCCCCAATATTTGTTAATGAATATAATCAAGATCAAGTAATATTAAACTCAGGTAGATTAGTGTTCAATTCTAAGTCAGATTCAATTTTATTAAGTTCCTTTGATTCAATAAATTTAAATTCAATAAATAGTGTCAACATTGATTCTCCATCAATTATAGCTAATTCAAAAAAGATAGCTTTAGGAGATAAAAATGCTACTGAACCTATGATATTAGGTAATAGATTTTTAAATGATTTTGAACAATTGTGTAGGGCTTTAAATTCATTAGCGGGATCTTTAACTGCACCTGTAGGAGCACCAGGATTAGTTTCTCCACCAGTATTAACAATACCTCCTGCAGCGGTACAACTACAATTACAGGCAGCTAAAATGTTAAGTAAAATAAAACAATATAAATCTACAATAACTACTAGTAAATAATGGGTTTAGATAAAATTATAGTAGGACAATTAGTTAAAGTCGCTAAAGATTCAGGTAAACTTAATGATGCTATAGATAAAATAAAATCTAATGTAGTAGAAAGAGGATTAGAGTTAGTAGAAGCAGCAGGAATAGATACTTCTTTACTACCAGTAGAAGTACCTGCATATTTAAAAGGAGAAGAAATTAATATCCCAGGTGAATTAACTACCCCAGAAAATATATGTGCTATGCCTGCTTTAAGTGTTCAACAAGAAGAAAATACTGTAAGATTAGCAAACCAAGCAGAAATAGAAATAGAGGAAATCTTTTCTACAACTAATACTATAAAAACAAATTTATTAGTTATTAAAGGACCCTTAAATGTTCTTAATGTAACTGTACCAAAAATAGATAAAGCAATAAGTACTGCATCTGCTGCTATTAATATAATAAAACTTATTCCCATCCCATCATCTGTTCCACCTGGAATTGGTGTGCCTCTTAGTGTTATAAATACTTATGCATCTGTATTAGATAATTTAGCAAAATTATTAGATGTAGCAAAACAAAATATTAAAACCGTACCTGCAACCTTACAGATAATGACGGATTTAATTAATGTTACAACTGAAAAATTAAACCAATTAGATCTAGTAATAGATCCATTTTTAAAAGTTTTAACGTTTACTAGAACAACAGCAGAATTAAGAAGAAACTGTGTTGATCCTGGTTTAACACAAGATGATGTTGATAGAGTTAAAAATGGTTTATTAAATAGTATACAAGGTAATTTAGCAACAGCAGAGCTAGCAGTAAATCCATTTCAACCATCTGATGATGAATTAGAAGAACAATTACAAGAAAATGCAGACCCAGGTTATTTTTATAAAAACTTTAGGTTTGTTGTTGAGTATGATGAAAATAATACATTTTCTTTTCCAGCAAGAAGAATTAGATGTACTCGAAGTAATAAAGTAGGAGTAAGTTCTACAAGTGATTTTCCTGCTGTAGTTTTTAATATCAACCCACAAACAAGTCCTTCTTTAGAAGAAGGAGCATACTCGTATACTGCGGGTTTAACAGTACTAGTTGATGAAGCAAAGTTAGCAATCGATGTGTATACTAATAATATAACACTTTGGACAGCTCCACCAGTAAGAGATAGAATAAGTGGGTCAGATGGTTCATTCGCATCAGTTAACTCAGGGAATTCAGATGAGTTAGATGAATATTTGGAAAGTTTAGGTTTTATACCTTCAGGAATAACCCAACCACTTCCAACATTTATAAGATATGGAGGTACTAGTACTAATTTAAATAATTCTCCTACAGATATAGAATTTGGAGCTGATAGATTAGTTGAAGATGGAAATTATAGTGGAGGATCAGGGTTAGAAGTTACATCATATATTCAATCAGGAACAATTCAAGTAAATGCTCCGGTTAATATTAGATTAAAAACCTTTGGGGGAGATGGAAGTGTAGATTCAAGTTATACTCGAGGATATACTGAATCTTTACTAACTATTAAAAGATCGTTTAGTATACAAGATAATATAAATCCTTTCACAGGAAGAATTGCAGGGTCAGAAGGTAGACAAGATACAATTGATCAGTTTGTTTTAGATAATGGAGCTAATTCTTTAAATATTTTAGATGCTTTATATGAAACATCTCAAGAGGATACTACTACCGATCTTTTAACTCCTGGTACTGAAGTTTATACTGGAAAGAAAAGCAATGGCAGTGATAGTCCAGGTCAACCTGTAGAGGGTATGAGTTTTGTAGATAAGTTAACATTTGTTAGGTATCAATATGTAGCCAAAAATAGACGACCTAGTGGTGTTTATCAACTAATAGATGTTTTATATGAAAAAGCAAAACCTATACTTTATAACGAATCAGCATTATGGTTATCAAAAAGATTATTTGGTACTGAAATTACCTCAAGAACTAATTATGATAGTAGAGTAGATAGAGGTGATGGTCATTTAAATGATGGTCTTAACTTATTTTTAAATGCCAAAGATGCAGCTAATGGTGTAGGTACTGGATATGATGGTTCTATTGATGATGAAAATACTAGTAATTTTATGAGAAAAAAATCTGTAATACTTAGTATGTTAGGGGAGGGTTTAAAACAATTTTTAGCAGTATATCGTAGTTTATATGGTGATAGGACAGATTATAATAATGGATCATGGGTAGGATCAGCATCAACAATACCTGTTATTCCTTCAAATGTAGATGCAAGTAATGATGATATTCAAGTAGTAATACAAGAAACACAAATTACAGATGTTAGAGAAACTACAAATGAAGTAGTAGGTACTTTAAGTTTACTTGGAACTTATACATACGATTTAGAAATACTAGATAGTATACCTGCAGTTGGGGGGCCTGAAGGAAATTATCCAACTAATTTTACAAAGTTTTTTATAGAACCAATAGTATCACCTGTAGGATCAATACCTCAACCAGATAATTCATCATCCTCATCATAAAAAGAATTTAATTTAATATTTATAAATAAAATGAAGACATCAGCATTAAAAACAATAATAAAAGAAGCCGTTAGAGAGGCTATTCAAGAAGAATTGAAGGAAATTTTATTGGAAGCTGTTAAAACTCCAAAAGTTATAACTCAACCAACTTATACAGCACCAGTAATGGAAAGTCAAGCACCAGTAATGCCTCAAACACCAACAATGACAGCAGATGCTAAAAGATCTGCGTATGAAAATATATTAGGTGATACAGCAGCATTTAATACTAATAGTGTACAACAATTCCAACCACAACAAGGAATGGATGTAGCAAATGGTACTTTACCTGCTGGAGAGGTTGATATGAGTCAAATAGCAGGATTAATGGGTGGAAAATAAAAAATGGCAAGAATAATACAGAGTAAATTTCCTATAGATCTTACCCCTAGTGTAGCGGTAGGATATGGATTTCCTATAAACGGACCTGCTGTATTTGTACCTACTTTTACTACAAGAGAACAAACTAAATCTAATTTGATTAACTATTTGTTAACTAATAAGGGAGAAAGAGTATTTAATCCTAATTTTGGGGCTGATTTAAGAAATTTATTATTTGAAAATATAGTAGACTCAACTCAGGATGACATAATAGTTATTATATCGGATTATATTCGTTTATTTTTTCCTACTGTAATTGTTAAAGAAATTAAATTTGTTAACGATCCAGATAGAAATACAATTAACTTTATTATGACATATCAAATATCAAATTTAGGAGAAGAAGATAGTATTAACATAGAATTACAATAATGGCTAAATTAGATAGAGACATAAGGTATACTGATAGGGATTTTAATTCTATCAAAAATCAACTAATACAATACTCAAAAACGTATTTTCCAAATACCTATAATGATTTTACAGAGACATCTACAGGTATGTTATTTATGGAAATGGCTGCTTATGTTGGTGATGTATTATCATTTTATCTTGATAATCAAATTCAAGAAACATATATTCAAAAAGCTAGACAAACAACTAACTTATATGCTTTAGCTTATGGTTTAGGTTATGTACCTAAAGTAACTACAGTAGCAAAAGTTGATATTGATTATTTTCAACAAGTACCAGCTATAACAGTGGATGGAGTTTCAGTTCCAGATTATAATTATGCTTTATTAGTTCCTGAAAATACTCAAATTGCATCTAAAAGTAATCCTAATATAAAATTTCTAACAGAAGATGCAATTGATTTTTCATCCTCTAGTTCATTAGATCTAACAACAGTATCTGTTTATCAAATATCAGGAAACAACCCATCATATTATTTATTAAAAAAGTCAAGAAAAGCAACATCAGCAACTATAAATACAACTACATTTACATTTACAAATGCTAAAAAGTTTGATACTGTAAGTGTTAATGATGCAAATATAGTAGGTATATTAGATGTAGTAGATAGTAATGGAAATAATTGGTATGAAGTACCTAATTTAGCCCAAGAAAGTGTATATAATTCAATTAGAAACACAAACACAAATGATCCAAATTTCGTATCAGACCCAGAAGTACCTTATTTATTAGAATTAAAAGCAGTACAAAGAAGATTTGTTTCTCGTTTTATGTCATCAGGTTCATTACAGTTACAATTTGGAGCAGGTAGTACTAATTCTACAACAGAAGAAATTATACCTAATCCTGATAATGTTGGTTTAGGTTTACCATTTGATAGAACTAAATTAACGACTGCTTTTTCACCTACAAACTTTGTATTTACAGATACTTATGGGATCGCTCCTTATAATACTACTTTAACAGTAAGATATTTAACAGGAGGAGGAGCTGCTTCTAATGTAGTAGCTGGTGAACTAACAGGTGTAAATGATGCAGGTGTAACTTTCGTAAATCAACCTATTGTAACAACACCAGCAGTTACTTCAGCATTAGCAAACCAAATATTTTCATCACTAGCAACAAACAATCCTTTAGCTGCAGATGGTGGGGGAGATGGAGACACAGTTGAAGAATTAAGATTAAATGCTTTAGGTAATTTCCAGAACCAATTAAGAACTGTAACTACACAAGATTATTTAATTAGAGCATTATCTTTACCTGCTAATTTAGGTGTAATTGCAAAGGCACATGCTCAACCTCAAAAGATAGGAGATTATTCATCAGGTGAATTACCATCAGTATTAGATTTATATGTTCTATCTTATGATGCAAATAGAAATTTAAGGACAGCATCTGTAACATTAAAAAGAAATTTAATGACTTATTTATCAGAATATAGAATGATAAATGATTCAATTAATATAAAAGACGCTTATATAATTAATATAGGTGTTAGTTTTGAAATTGTAGTTAACCCTAACTTCAACAATAGTGGAACTTTAACAGGATGTATAACAACATTACAAGAATACTTTGAAGTAGATAAATGGCAAATAAATGAACCAATTATACTTAAAGATATTTTTGTTTTATTAAGTAAAGTAGAGGGAGTACAAATAGTAAAAAATATACAAATTAGTAATTTAACAGGAGAAAGTTTAGGATATAGTGATTTTGCATATGATGTAATTGCGGCCAATCAAAATGATGTGATTTATCCATCTCTAGATCCTATGGTGTTTGAAGTTAAATATCCTAATCAAGATATATTAGGTAGAGTAGTACCAATATAATAAAATAAAAAATGGCTAATAGAAAAATATTCCCTACAAAAGATGCTTCAATGTATACTATATCCCAAGGTATGAATACTGGGTTGGATGAAATACTAGAAGCTACTACTGTTATACAAGAACAAAAACCTCAAGTTAGTAGATATTTACTTGAATTTTCACAAGATGAAATTAATACTTGGGTTACTTCTAGCGTATCAGGTTCAACTTTAGGTACAACAGCTGGAGTAATGGTACTTGCAGATCCTTATTTAGTAAGACCAGAATCATATCAAAGATTTGAAACTAAAGGATTATCGTACCCAACAAGCTCAAGAAATAAATTTGATGCTGTAGTAGAGCCATTATACTCAGGTAGTCAAAACCCAAATGAACCAATATATGCAGGTGGAAGCGGAACAGGTTTACAACTTTATTTAGCAACAGGTGCAGCATATTTTAAACCAGGAGTTAGTTTAAGTGCATCAATAGCAACAAGCAATGCAGGTGGTCAACCTGCTGATAATGGTACAATTATGACAGCTCCAAACGGTAATTATGGTCCATTTGCATTTAATAGAGGTGCAACAGGTGCTTTAGAAGCAGATACACAAGGTGCGACTGTAACACTTGTAGTTGAAAATAATAGATTTGAAAATGCAATTGTAGGAACAACAGCATTAACCTCAGGTGCTCAATTATTTGGAACAGATCTAACTGAAGGTGCTATTCCTTCTTATGGTGATTCTAATGCTGCAACAATGACTGTTTTAGCTGCAGATTTAATAGCTGCAGGAATACAATTTCAAGGAGGTGGTTTAATTTTTAATCAAAATATTCTTAGTATAACAGGAGGAGCAGCAAAAACAGCAATGGGTGGTCAAACAGGACCATTTTTGGTAACTTTATTACCATCCATGGTATCTGGTGGGGTAATGCAAACAGGCGATTCAGCTATAGTATCATTAACAGCTATTGCAAATGGTAATTTAACAGTAGCAACCGTTGATACTGCAGGAGATAAATATGTAGATGGTAATATAATAACAATACCACAAGCAACACTAATAGCAGCAGGCTTTACTGGTGCTGTAGGTACTTTAACAATTACTTTAACAGCATCTAATATAACAGAAGATATAGGATCAAATGATGTTACTTTTAATAATGGATTTGGACAATTAGATGATGATTGGGGTGTGTTTCCAATTATTACTTTAGCTGCAAATTATGATCCTAAATTATCAAGAGGTAAAGGATACAAATATTCAGATAGATTATATATCCCTTCACAATCATTCCATGGATCAGAGGATTATTATTTTGAATTAGATAGATCAAATGCAGGAGACAATTCAGATACTTTTGAACCCGTTGAACATAAAATTACAATGGATAATTATGCAGCTGTAGTTACAGGTTTAGGAATGGATCAAACATTACAAGTTAGAGCAGCATCTGGAAGTTGGAATATGGGAACAGGAAAATTTAATAATAGTCCTGTTACAACAGATGGTGTAAGTTGGGAATATAGAAACTTTTCAGGGTCGGTTGCTGATGGAGCTATTAAATGGGCTAAATCAGGAGCTATGACCACTTCAGCAGATCAACAAATAATATCTACAACAGTAGGTACTGCAGTTGGTACATTAAATAATATAGCTGGTAATGGGGGTAGAAGTGGAACGGGTGCACAATTTACAATTACAACTACTGGAGCACAATTTACAATTACAACAGTAACTTGCACAACAGCAGGAACAGATTATATACCAGGAGATACAATAACAATATTAGCAGCAGCACTAACAGGTGGTGCTTTAGGAACAGTAACAACAGATTTAAAATTTAAAGTAACATCAGTAGTTGGATTTGGGGCATATTCAATAGCTTCATGGTCGGGTTCATTAGATGGTGCTGGAGGAAATTGGTATACAGGTTCAAATGTGGGGTTAGATATAGAACAATCTAAAACATTTTCTTATGGACAAGGAATTGACCTTAATATTGATGTAACTAATACAATAAAAACATGGTATACTTACTCATTAGCAAGTAATACTAAAGGTTTTCCAAATAATGGATTTTTAGTTAAACAATCGAGTTCAAAAGAATTTGTAGATAATAGAAATTTCCAATCTACTTTTAGATACTTTTCAGTAGATACAAATACAATATATCCACCAGCATTAAATTTAATGTGGAATGATTATAATTTTGCAACAGGATCAAGCATACAAAAAGTATTATCAACACAAGAATCATTTGTAAACATTTATAATAATTCAGGAACATATTATTCAGAAAGTGTACCTAGATTAAGAATATCAGCAATACCTAAATACCCCGATGTAGTATTTCAAACGGCTTCGTTATATACTAATAACCATTACTTACCATATACTTCATCATTTTATGCTATTAAAGATACAGATACAAATGAGTACGTGGTTCCATTTTCAGACCCATACACTAAAATAAGTGCAGATAATGTATCTAGTTACTTTGATGTAGAGATGGCTGGGTTGGAACCAGAAAGATATTATACTATATTGATTAAATCCACAGTAGGTGGTACAGTAAAAGTATTTGATGAAGATATAATGTTTAAAGTAATTAATGGATAATGGCAAAACCAGCTTACAAATTTAATTATCAAGGATTATCTGCTATGAATAAGAATGCGGCTAATAAGGCTAATACTAATTCTAAAGTAAGTACAGGTATAGGAAATCAAAGTACTAGCACTACAAAATCAACACTTGGATATAGTCCAGCTGGTGCTGTTTCTGTTAGTCCTATGACTCCATTACCAGGTAGAGCTCTTCCAGAATCACCAGCAGGACAAGAAAGATTTAATGCTCCACCTTTACTACCAGGTGAATCAGTATCTTTACAAAGACAAGCTTTTAATAGGCAACAATTTGATGATACTATTAACACAAATTTTACAGAATTAGGAGTAGCAAATGGACCAGATCCAGCTTCTTTTGATCCTAGCTTGGCTACCGTAGGAGATTTTTTTACCATATACCAATCACTATTTTTCCAAATACCGAAAGATGCTGATGTAAATTCACACTTATTTTTAGTTAAAGAAAGTAGTGAATTTTTACAATATGTAGCTCAACAAGAAGAAATAGATGCATTGCGAGAAGAAATACTTGATTTGCAACAACAAAATTTAGATCTAGCTACAGATATAGCAAATGTAACAAATGAATTAACAGCTGCTTTATCTGACGCATCAAACATAGGATAATGATAGAAGACAACACAACACAAAATAATGATTCGATGGTTACATACTCTTCATCTGTCCAGGTAATAGACCCAGGAAAGATATTTGTAGATGGGTATGAATTATCTAATCAAAATGTTATAGAAAGTGAAGACTTCCCAGGTTCCTTTACACAAGGTAGTAATACCATGGAATTTTATATATATGATGCTAGTAAGCAAATCATATATTCTGATTATAACTTTCAAAATTATTTTGTTGATAGTGAGGCTGAAACATATTCTAATTATAATGTTAAAACACAAGAACAAACAATAACAACTGATTCGATTGTTTTAACTCCCGAATCAGATATTGCAAATCAAGGTTTTACTAATGGTAATTTATATGCTATATATAATTTTATAAATTTAGAATTAAATTCATCATTAGAAACTCCATATTATTTAGCTGAAATATCATCTGACAGAACAGAAATAAGACTTAAATCAAACGTAATTACAACGGGGCAAATGAAAGCTTCGTTTGTAAACCTAAATACAAGATTAAATACACCTAGTTATTTTGATGAAATTTATATTTCATTTGGTGATAATGACTATCATATAGGTGTAAATATAAAGTATGATGATAGTTTAGGTCAAGTAAGCCCTAATGCTTTTTCAGTAGCAGGTAAGGGAAGTGTTCAAAAAGGTAACACTATTGGTCAAGCTTCAATATTATTAAAATTATATGATCCCCTACCAGTTGAATTTGAATTATTAGATTCTCTATATGTTTGTACTAAAACAGCAGAAACACAAGCTTATTTAGTTAATTTTGTTAACAATTATGGAACGGCTCAGGGAGGTGGTGTAGGAATAGGAGGTTCTGGTATTGATAATATAATACAATTAAAAGGTCCAAATTCAAACTTAAAAATAAATGAATTTGTTAATGGACCTTCTACGTTTAAATCTAAAAAAGAATTATTAAGTACTAAATCAACAGGTTCAAAAGACCAACTTTTAAACAGGTTAGCCCAAACTGGGGTATCTTTAAATTTAGAATATACAACAGCATCATTTGCTGATTTTGTTAATTTTTCATCTGCTAAAGCAAGAGTAAGTAACTTTGTAGAAAAGGTATCTAGAATACAAGCATATGAAGCTGATATAGCTACAATTACAGCAACAACAGCATCCAACCCTGGTGTTCCTCAAATATCATCAAGTTTAGCAACATTATATACTCAAATAGAAAATGAAATAGTAGCATTTGATGGTTTTGATTATTATCAATATTATGCTACATCTTCAGATGCTTACCCAAAAATAGGAACAGCATTTCCAAGACCATTAGAAGCAACACAATCTGTTAACGCTCAAAGTTGGATATTAGCAACAGAAACATCAGCCTCTAGATTTGATGAAGATAATCAAAATTGGTTATATTACACAATTCCTGATTTTATTAAAGAAAATACTTCAAATGCTAATTATTTAGAATTTGTAAATATGATAGGCCAATCTTTTGATGAGATGTGGTTATATACAAAAGCAATAGCTGAAAAAAATAATACTACAAATGAATTTGATAAAGGTGTTCCTTTACAATTAGCAGATGATGTAATAACCTCTTTAGGATATACAGGGTATGGTAATAATTGGAATAACCAAGATAACTTTTTTGGATTAATTGGTAGTGATAATGGAGATTTTTTACCACCAACAGGGAGTGAATTAATTACTCAATATATAGCCGTAAATGGACCTGGAGGAATTGTAAATTATTGGGAAGATTTTTATTCATTTGGGGATTATGTTCAACAATTAGACTCACCAGGATTTCCTTATCCTATAGATAAAGTAAGTAAAGAAATATTTAAGCGTCTTTATCATAATATGGCTTACCTTGTTAAGAAAAAAGGTACAGTATCTGGGTTAAGACAATTAATTAATATTTGGGGTATACCATCTACAATATTAAGAATAAATGAATTTGGGGGTAAAAATAAAGATGAGGAAGATGATTATGATTTATGGTATCAAAGATTTAGTTATGCTTACAAGCCAGTACCAGCATCTACTAATTATGCAAGTTCATCTGTAAGAATACCATGGCAACCTTTATATAGAAACTTTATTAATGATCCTGTTGAATTAAAAGTAGGAGAAACAATAACATTATCTAGTACAGCTCTAACAGGAGCTACAAATAGTACAACTACAGGCCCAATATCTCTTGATGCTTTTTCAATTGATAATGGATCAGGTGGTACTTGTACATTAACATCAAATGGTTCAGGTGTAATTACAACTTTAACAATTTTATCTTCTGGTACAGGATATACAGATGGAACAGTAATAACTATAACAGCAGCAGCTATAAATGATTTATTAGGTTCTCCTTTTGGAACATCTGTAGCAGGAGGAGCTGGACAAGCTGTAGTAGCAAGTGCTGATGTTGAAGGTGGATATGTAGTACCTGATGGTTTAGGATTTAGATTTAAAACTACAGGTTACCCATCATCATCATATGCTGGTTTATTTAATACACAATCATTATTTGTTAAAAAATCCCAAACAGCAGACCCAGATGTAGCTGATTTAGGTATTGTTTTATATTACACAGGTTCAGTATCAGGTTCAGGAGCAGATGGTTTAGGACCTATGTATAGTGGTGGAGGTACTAACGCTTATGTTAATTATGGTGAGATGAGATTCTTACTAGCAGGTGATTTAGCTGAAGGTGGAACTGCAATATCCCCACCTATTTATTTACCATTTTTCGATAAAGGATGGTGGTCTGTAGTATTACAAAGAGATCAACATCCAACAGCTACAGATGATAGTCAAAATACTACTTATACTTTATATGCTGCAAATAAAATTTATGATGGAGCTGATGGTAATCAAATTGGATTTACTGGATCTGTTAGCTTAACAGTTAATGGTGCTACATCTTCTTCATTAAATGAATCTTGGAATAATTATGTTGCTACTAATAATGTAGCTGGTGGTTATTTAGGAGGTTGGGGTGATACTTTAGGTAGTGGAGAAACAGGTAGTATAGGAACGGTAACAGCACCAGGAGGTAGACAAGCTGATTCCAATATTGGTATTGGTTTATCAGGTAAAAACTTTTCAGGATCATTTCAAGAATTTAGATATTATTCAAATGATATAAGTCAATCTGTGTTTAATGATTTTGTAATGAATCCTGAATCAATTGAAGGTAATAATATAACAGGGTCAGAAAGCTCATTTGATATAGTAAACTTTAGAGCGCCATTAGGTAATGAATTAGAAAATTTATTTACATCTTCATTAACTACAGCTAATACTGATGTATTAACATCATTACATCCTGCAATAACAGGCTCTTCACCATTAACAATAACAGGATCATTTATAAACCCTGCAAATGGTTCTATCACATCTAGTTATGATGTAAATTATAATGCTAACACAGCAAAAAGAACATATAGTGAAACAAATAAAGAAACATATTTCTTAGATCAACCTTCAATAGGGGTAAGAAATAGAGTAAGCAATAAAATAAGATATTCAACCAATTTAAATTTTGGTAAAGTATTATCAGATCAAGTTAGTATACAACAAGATCCACCTATGAGTCAAAGTTATACTGATAATATTAATTTATTAGAAGTAGCATTTTCCCCAACAGATGAGGTAAATGATGATATAATTCAATCTTTAGGTTATGGAGCAATACAAGAAGTAATTGCTGATCCTAGGTTTAGATCATCATCAGATGATAATTACCCAGGATTACAAGCAATAGCAAAAGAATATTTTCAAAAATATTATACTAGCAATACATTTGATTATTTACGATTAATTAGGTATTTTGATGATTCGCTATTTAGAGCGATTAAGAACTATGTACCTGCACGTACAAGTGTGTCTACAGGTATTGTAATTAAACAAAACATGCTAGAACGTAGCAGATACCGAGAACCACAAGTTGACATAGTAACTACACAATCATACGCTCCATTTAATCAACCATTAACATTTAAAAATTTAGAGCTAACAGGTTCAATTACAACACATCAATTATGGAATAATGTAACTCAAAATACTTATTATTCATCTTCTGATATAGTTCAAATTTATGGAGGACCAGGAGGAAGTGTTAATCAATATAATGTATTAAAAGAAGGTGGAGCCTTTTTAATTACTGAAAATGACAATTTAGCATTAACTGCGGGCGCTGCAGCTATCTCATTACTTGAATCAGATCCATCAACGGAAACATCAAGTGATATAAACATAGTAAATGCAGGACCTTTAGAAGGAAAAGCAACCGCTATATTAAAATTTACAGGTACTTCAGCAGCTCTTAGTACAGGAAATGCTAATTATGCTATAAGCAATGTTACAGATGGTTTTACTGTTAAATCATATGCAGCGGTTAATGATGCTGCTCTCCAAAATCAAATAAATAATGGATTTGTATGTTTTTTAGGTAATGGTAATGCAGCAGCAAAATCAGCTGCTTTAGCTCAAGCAATTAACTCACCTAATGGACATGGAATAGAGGGATTAGGAACAATAACTACTTCTATATCAACAACTACTGTAACAAATGATACTTTAACACTTACAAACAATGAACCAGGTACAACTGGAAACGATGCATTTAAACCTACTATAGGAATATCAATAGCTGGTAGTGTTTCACTTGTTCAAGCATTCTCAGGTGGTACTAGTAGATTTAACAATGTATTTTTAAATACTGATAAGTCAGTAGAAACACCATTATATGTAGATTACTACTTTACTAGTATTCCAGCAAGTCCAATGAATTTAACAATTCAAGCTTCATCAAGTTTAAGAGGAGTTGTGATGACTAATGTATCAACTTATACAGTACAAGACCCACCAGGTGCAATTTTACCAAATTCTTTATTTACTATACATCCTGGAGAAGATATGTATATTTTAATTTCTACAGATGTAGCTATATCAATTGGTGCTTATCAAATTGCATTAGGAGAAAGTACAACTAAAATACCAGATTCTGACACAATACCTCAATCACAACAAGGTTATTTTACCTTCAACACAACATCTTTAGGTATAGATACCGTTTGGGATAGTTATCAAGAACAATTTTATAATGGAGAATATAGTGGTAGTGAAATAAATGTTGAAAGTAAAGTTCAATATAATCCTTACAGAAAGGTAAAACCAAATTCAACGGCATTTAATAATATTATAATTGACAATACAGATGCTTACGTATCAGCAAGTGCTCCTGTTAATGCTGGTGTAGCAACTGAAATATCTCTTTTAACTGGTGGATCAGTTTATAGTGTAGGAAATTTTTCTAATATATCAGCTGGAGGTGGAGGAGGATCAGGATTAAAATTAGATTATGTATCAAATGGTATTAGTGTAACTTCTGTATCTATAACTAGTGGAGCAGGAAAAGGTGGAACAGGTTATGCTGCTGGAGAAACAGTAACTATACCTGGTGGAAGTACAACATTAGCAACAGCTAATATTGATAGTGTTGATAATGCTGCTTTACAATTTACTAGTGTAACAGCAAATGGGTTTACTTTTAACAATGCTACTTTTGGTCCAAATTTAAGATTAAGTAATCTTTTCTCACAATCAATAATCCCAGGACAAAATTATCTTTTAACATATGATATAACTACAACAGCTGGTACAGCAGGAAAAACAGCAGGATTTAACCAGTTTAATACTTTTATTGATAACGGTAGTACAGTATCACGAAGAAATGGTATTGGATTTTTAGGTCAAGTTACTCCAGCTGAAGCTTATTTTCAAACTAGAGCAGCTTCATCAGGAACAGAAACAACAGCAATATCTCATTCGTTTAAAGGAACAAACTTAGCATCAAATGGTGAAGTTAATGAAAATCAATATATGGGAGCTATGTTTGATGCTCAAAGTTCTGTAGTAGGAACAGTTTCAAATATGAATCTTCAAGGTGTAGGTGGTTTATATGATTTAATAAATGCACCAATTTTCTTCGATCAACAAGATCAAGGATATGATAATCAAGCAGATTATCAAAATATGTCAAATGAAGATGCTCAAGGTAATATTATATCACCTATATTTTTAATTGAAAATTCTGAAAGTGTATTATTTAATAATTCAGATTATAACCCATTAAGTAATAATGTTAATTTAAATAGAAGTAGTAGTTATAGATATATACTTTCATATGGTGCTACTCAATCAGTACCTAATAATTTTGATTTAGTAGTAACACAATCCTATTTCCCTTCATCTCCATCAGGTACATTCCCTGAAAGAGCAGATGTACCAGATAGTAATTATACTATGCCTAGTAGTGTTAATTCTCGATATGGAGGAACTAAATTAAAAAGTTTAGACTATAACTTCTTTACACCTTCAGGATCAATAGGACCAGAAATTTCACAACCTATTATGCCCGTAAATAGAAGCAAAAAACCTGTTGGGTTTAGAGTGGCAAATAACTTTTTAGATGGATCAGTTACATCATCATTTATTCAAACAGAATTAGGTGGGGGTTCTGCTAGTTGGTCTGGTGATGATTTAGTACCAAGTGGTAGTGCCGTAATTGATAAACATCCAATTTATATGGCTCGTTTTGAAAATTCATATGAACAACTAGCATTATATAACTCATATCAATTTAATATTGACCAATTAATTGAAATTCCAAGAACAAGTATTGCAGGACAAGAAATAACCCCTAATTCAATAACAATAGATGGGTCAAATGAAAACAAAAAATTCGTTTCTGCTATATTTGAACCTAACAGAAAAGCACAAGTAAGTTATTTAAATCCAAAGACAAGAGATATAGATTACTCTTCAATGCAGATTGGTAACTATAATATTGAAGGTGGTGCTGTAGAATTTATAACAATAAATGCTAATGCTAAAAGTAGAGTATCAGCTTCATTAGCTTATCAATATACATTAGGAAATAATCCTTCAACAGGAAGTAGATTCCAAACTCAAGATACTATTCAAATGGTTACAGGTAGTAATACTATAGCTGAACCAGGGCTTAGTGGTTTATTAACAGGAACATTAACAACTACAGGGGTAGTACCAACACTTTCTATAGGTGGTGTTGTAAGTATACAAAATATTCCTTTAACCTCAATAGGAGGGCAAGGTTCAGGAGCTAGAATAACATTGTTATATACAAGTAATGCATTTGTTAGTGCTACTATTACTACAAATGGACAAGGTTATAGTGCTGGGGATGTTGTAACAATATCACAATCAACTATAAATACATATTTAGCAAATACCAGTAAAGCAGGAGGAACTGCATCAGGTCCTATATCATTTTTATTAGCATCAGGTAATATAGTAGCAAATCCTAATGAAATTACTTCATTTGGGTTTATATTAAGTGGTAGTTTAACTACTGATTTAGGAACAGGAGCTAAAATTGGTAAAGTAGGATCTGTTATTACAGGTACTACTCCAGCAACAACCCCTAATGGACAGTATAATAATATTCTAACAGTAACTTCTGGATCAGGACGAAATATGTTTGTTAATGTTACAGTTAGTGCTGGAAATATTTCACAAATATCTATAGCAAGTACAGGATCAGGTGGTTTTGGATATCAAATAGGGGATGTAGTAACTATATTAGAATCAATACAAAACGAAAATGGTTTTACCCTTACAGTTGCTGGTGATTATGATTGTGCTGCTTTAACTGCAGATGATTTAACAGGAGGTAATACTCCATTTATGCTTAATTTTAACCCTTCACCAGTATCATCTTCAAATACTGTAGATCCAACAGGTGTTATTCCAAGTTCAGTTCCAGGTGAACAACAATTGTTAATAGGAGGACCTCAATTAGCATTATATCATGCTTATAACGCAACAGTATCATCTTCTTTATATTCAATTAACCCAAATCAAGTAGGAGTTACTGATGAAGGACCATTTACTAATTTATGGACTACATCAGGATCAAATCCTGCAAATGCAGAAAATTATTATAATTGGAACCCAGATGGTTCTGATTGTACATCTTATCAAGATCCAAATTCTTCATTTTTAATAGAAAGAGGAGATGTACTTAGAGTTGAAGGTATTTTGAATACTATTGATACGGCAACTAGTGTGTCCCAATCTACTAATGTAATAGAGGATTTTATAGTTGAAGAAATTCAAGATTATTATTATACCTCCTCATTTGCCGATTCAGCACAAAATGCTGGGGGGTTAGCAGGTATTATAAATTATCCTAGTGATCAAGTAGTTGGTAATGGTGGTTGTATGGCTACATCAGGAGGAAATCCAAGTACATTTACAAAAACTATAATAGATAATGGTGCAGCAGCGGGTAATTTTGTTTCAGCTTCTCAAGGTGATTCTACTGAACCATTTTTAGGAGGGGGAGGAACTATTACTGTAATTTCATCTGGAACTCAAGTGTGTCCTGGTTGGACACAAGCTACTATTACTGGAGGTTCTAATTATCAACCTGGTAATTATATAACAATACCAGAAAGTGTAATTGGTGATGCTGCTAATTGGACTGGTACTCCACCATCTCAAGGTAATAAAAATGCAGTAACTTTAAGAGTATTAGATATAAATATTATAAATGGTAATAATAATAACTTTACAGTAGGTGTTGATGTTGGTGCTCCAGCAGGTGCAACTGTATTAAGATCAGGATCAGTAAATCCTTATCATCTTTATGAAGAAGGAGAAGTTGCTTTAAAAGCACCTACATTTATAAGAACTACTAGAGACCCAAGAGTAGCTTTATCTGGGTTAATAGGTGGTGCAATAACTAAATTTACAATAAGAAGACAAATAGAAGCTGATGATAAGGTAATGCTTAAACAAATACCACCACCATCAGGATCAGTAGGAGTTAATACTCCATCAGGTCAAGGTTTTTTAATACCAAATGACTTTTCACCTGTACAAAAATCTAATGCATTAAATATTATTAATCAATTAAAAGCTAAAAATGCTTTTGATAAACCAGAAGAACCAGGAATAACAAATAGTAATCCTAGTAATACGGGACCAATTGATTTTGAAGGTAGAGATGTTAATGATCCAATTAGATAAAATAGAAAAACAATAACAACTTGGAATAAAAATAAAAAAATCATATATTTATAACTAAAACAATACAGTAATGGGATATTTAAATAATCAGGTAGTAACAGTTGACGCTATCTTAACTAAAAAGGGAAGAGAATTACTAGCAAAAGGTGATGGATCTTTCAATATAACACAATTTGCTTTGTCTGATGATGAAGTAGATTACACTTTATACAACCCAAACCACCCTTCAGGATCGGCTTACTATGGAGAAGCAATTGAAAATATGCCTTTATTAGAAGCATTTCCAGATGAAACTCAAATGATGAAGTATAAGTTAGTTAGTTTAGCTAGAGGTACTGCAAAAATGCCTATATTACAACTAGGTCAAACGAGTTTAAATATTGCTAATGGAGCTCCATTTAACATTACACCAAACACAATTAATTATCTAGATGGTCAAACAACAGAACCATCAGGATATCAATTTACAGTATCGGATATTAGAGTATTTGGTGCTTTTGTAGGTAGTGGAATTAATAGTGCAGCTGCAGTAGCTCAAGCTTCAACAAATGCAGCAACTATAATCACAAATGGAACAGCAACTTCTCAAACTGTTATTGGATTAACTTGTAGTGGAAATGGAACATCAGTTCCAACATTATTTAGTACAACAAGTACTTTATATGCTACATTAACAGTAATAGGATTAGATTCAGGAGCAAGAGCACAAATTCCAGTATTCATATCAAATAAATCAATAGCAACTAAAACAGCTGCAGTATCCTAATAAAATAAAATTATGGCAAGACCTACAAATAGATCACAAGCAACAAGACAAGGAGCTGCTCCTAATTATACAAGAGTATCAGCTAACAACGGCACAGCAGCCGCAGGAGCATTACCAGCAGCTTCTTCACAAGGAGGGGCTTATGTAATATTAACAGCTGGGGATGTAGTAGTTAGTAATGACTCAGTAACTGCACCTATGTGGAGTAGTAATAATCCTACTTTAAATTTTTTCTACACTAGTTCAACACAAGTATCTAGTAATGTAGCAGAATATTATACATCAATTTACCAAACAGCATCAACAGAAGTATCTGCTGAAATACAGTTTGATATAGCTTATGGAGACCAAGTAGGTAGTGGTAGTCAATTTTTAAATAATTTAGTAACTGGATCCACACCTTCAAGAACAAATTATGGTCAATATAGAAATTTAGTATTAGGAGATGAAAATGCTTCATTTGTATTTGGTGGTGTAACATCATCATATTGGTATGCAATGCCAATTGAAAGAGCAAGATATAAACAAGCTATTCTACCTGGAACATGGACATTAAATATATCAGGATCTACTAGTACACTATCAACTACAGCAGATCAAAAAGCATCTGTAATAACAGCTATGTCAGGCATGGATGCTGCTACTTATAATGATGTTACTTTAACAGGAGGTAGTGGAGGAACATCTGTTACTCATAATGGAGTTGCAGGCGTAAATGCAAGAGCAGACATTATCGTTGCTTCTGCTACAACATTAACATCAATTATATTTGATCAAGGAACATATTATAAAGCAGGAGATATATTAACTATAGCAGCAGGTGCCTTATCAACAGGAGCTGGTTCAGCAGAAGTTCAAGTTAGATTAAATGCACCATTAGCATTTAAAAAGAATGCACAAGATTTAGGTTCTAGTGTACAATTAACAGATGATAGTAAATTATCTACAACCACACAATTTTGTGATGCAGGAAGAATTTTCCAAATAATATCAGGTTCAGCTGGTGTGCAAGGAGGAACAACTCAAAATGTAAATGGTTACACAGCAGGATCAGGATCATATGGTTTTTTATTACCAGACATTAATACATTAATATTAAATGGAGAAGCTTTAGATGCAATACCAGAAGTTGGGGGTATTAATTTTGGAACAAGTAGATCATTTGATTCAAAAGGAAATAATTCATTACAATTAGTAGATGCATTACAAAGATCAGGTAATAATAATTTAGGATTTACTATAAATTCAAAAGAAGATTTATCATCTGATTATATATTCTGTAGAGCTAAAAACTCAGAATATAACTACTCAGCAAATCCATCATTTATATCAAGTTCTACTGGAGCTGTGTTATTTAATGAATTTGTAGAAAACCCAACAACTTACATAACAACAGTAGGTTTATATAACATATCACAAGAACTATTAGCAGTAGCTAAATTATCAAGACCATTAGAAAAGAATTTTACGAAAGAATTACTTGTACGAGTTAAATTAGATTTTTAAGATGAATGGCTGTTTACAAACAATTTAATACTAATGAAGTAGTAGTCTCCCCGTTTAAAGCTAATAAACGTTTTAGATTTGAGAACAGTCAGGTTTCGTCCTCAGATGTACAAATCGAATATTATCAATCACAACAGGGTACCTACTTATCTGGTTCATTTGACACTGGATTTAATACAATGCAAGATGGTGTAACCGTTTTTAGTAGTATTAAACAACTTTATTATTCAAATTACCTAACAGCATCTACAGGTGATCCTATGGTCACAGCTAGTTTTATACCAGGGCAAACAGGTCCACAAGGTCAAGATTTAGGATTTAGTCAATATGTTGGTAACACAACAGGTCCTAGATTTGAAAACTTTTTACAATCATCATTAACACAAGATAGAAAATTTTCTCAATTTTCAGCATCTATGGCTCCAATTGGATTTGCAGGTACTAATACAGGAGTATCTCAATCTGCTATAGCTGATCTTAATGCTAACATTAGTACAACTAAATTATCTTTTGTAACATTGCCTGATTTATTAGCAAAAGGAATTAATGAAACATATGTTTTATCTCATGTAGAATGGCCTATAGCAGACATTGGTAACTCACCTTTTACATTAACAACAGGAGGTACTCAAATTACAACTGTATCAGCAAGTCAATTAGTAGAAGAAAGAATTGATCCAAATGTTAATGGTACATTAAGTGGTTTAACATTAAAAAATAATGATTTAGTTACTTTTATTAATGATGGTAGTGTTGGAGATGATATTACATTATATTATCTTCAAAAACCAAAAGGACCTTCTGTTATATCAATCCCATCAATGTTGTATGGTGAAGCAATTCAACCATCTTCATTTCAATTTGAATATACATCTTCAATTAACTTTACACGTAGTATAGTTGATGATGATGGGCAAGGTAATTTAATTGTAACACAATCTAACTCAACAGGAGTACCTTTCTTTTCAGGAAGTATAGGTCAAATATTTTACTCACAAGGAATAGCAGTAATAACAGGACCAGATAGTGGTAGTTTAAGGGAATTTGCTCATAATGTAGGGTATAAGGATAATATGAATCCTAATATAATGTCTTCTTCTTTATCATATTCGTCTTCAATAACAATAGATGAAAATCAATATAAATGTACAGTAAGAGATGATGAATTTTCATTTACAACAAACCCATCAGCTTTAGGACCTCCAGGAAAATTAACATCAACTACAAATCAATTATTTTCATCATTTGATGCTGGAAATTTAAATTTAGCTGCATCAGCAAATGATACTTATGCAGTTACACCTCGTAATAGAGTAGGTGATGTACAAGCAACTACATTTTATATCTTTGGAAATAGAGCATCTAGAACTACATTTGGTCAACAATATAGAGTAGAGCTAGTATCAGCAGGAAATAATAGTTTAGAATTTGTAGGTTGGAATGGAAATAAAAATGGAGGAAGAAATTCTTTAAATCAAGTACAATTCAATAGTACAGGTAGTGCTGTAGGGATAGCAAAAGGTTTTTGTGATGCTATAAATGGGGTAGATGGGTTTGCAGGTCAAATATCAGCTTCATTACAATCAACAGTTTCAGGTTTAGATACTGTAAAATTAACACAAGTAGAACCTGGAACAACAGGGAATACTAGAATTAAATATGCAGATTCTTTTAATTTATTATTAGCATCAGGTACTAATTCACCAACACCATCTAGAGGACAAGAATATTTTGGAAATACAAATCAACCAGCAGGTAATCCTCAACCAGTTTCAGGAACAGATACTTTCCAATCTTCAAAGGGAGCTATATTAAATGTTGTAGTTTCAAGTAATGTTGTTACAAGTATAAATGTATCATCTTCAATAACACCAGGTGGAGTTTCACAATCATTTGCAGGTACTAATTACAGTGTAGGTGATAGATTAGAAATATTAGCTAGCCAAATAGGTGGAGGTGCAGGAGATCCTTTAGGAACAGGATCAATTCTATTAACATCCGGAGATGTAGAATTAGAAAAAAATACTCAAATATATCATGATTTTTGTACTGGGTCTTATTTTAGTCCTTATGTTACAACTGTAGGATTATATAATGAGAGCAACGATTTAGTATGTGTTGGTAAATTAGCAAGACCATTGCCAATATCACTTTACACAGATACAACTTTTATGATCAATTTTGATACAAACTAACATATGAAACATATGCCAACTACCGCTACCTGGACTCACCAGGGAAGGGTTATAACGTCAATTAGTGATATGCCTGAAGGAACTTATGGAT